GCCGAAGCCGCCACCTGCGCACCAGCGCAACCCTGACCGCCGAAAGGGGGCCGTTTACAACTCGAGGAGCAGTTCGCATGGCAAAGAAGGGCGGGAGGGCCAAGAGCCAACGCACGCGAAAGCATGTGGTGGAAATTGACCCAAGAGCCAGGATGTCCGTCCACAAGAATGTGGACCCGCATCTTGGCCCCCCGCTGGTGGATGGGACCCTTGAGAGGCTTGACGCCTCTGGAGGGCACTCCCACCTAACTCCTCTGCCGTTCTCACCCAAGATACGTTACCAGGCGACCCCGATTCAAATCGAGGCTCCGACCTGGTTTAACGATTTCAAGGGTGGGTACATTTGGAACTGCAACTATGAGGGGTTACTCATGTCGGAAAGCCACTACAGGCTCAAGAATGGAGCCTGGAGTGGCGGAGGTCCTTTTTACTGCTTCAAGCGCTCGCAAGAGCACCTGGGGCAGCATAAGGCGACCTACTATCGAAATACGGTTCGGGTCGATGCTATGCCTTGCGGCGTCGCACCGGCCCCCGTATCTCGGTGGGCAGCCGATTCGGTCCCGGGATTTATCGGTTGGGATCAAGCGAAGCTAGAAACTTCGAATGATTACGCAACCGGTTATGCCCGAGCCCGACCAGGGAACCCGGAAGCCAGTGTCGGTCAGTTCATTTATGAACTGAACGACTTCCCTGTGCTTCCGCTTCGGGGTATCTTCAAGAAGTTCTCCGGCCTCCAAAAGAGGACTGGTGGAGCTCACCTTGCTGACATTCCGAAGGTTCTCTACGCACAACTCTTGGACTTTAAGAGCCTAGGCTCTGAGTACCTGAATGTTGTGTTCGGCTGGGAACCTTTCGTCAAAGATCTTCGACAGATGTATAATCTGTGGAAGGTCATCGACAAGCGGATGGCTCAACTCGTTCGTGAGAACGGGAAAAGTATCCGCAGAAAGGCCCAGGTCAGACATGAGAGCGACTGCTCTTCTGAACCAACGAAAACCTACCCGTGGGCTTACGCCAACGTGTGGGGTGCTCCGCCCAATTGGACGGACGGTGGTTCTAGAGTAGACGCTATCACCCAGAGGGAAGAGAAGGTATGGTTTAGCGGAAGTTTCCGCTATTACGTACCTGAACTCGAATCCTCTTTGTGGGACGCGAAGGCTCGACTGGCTCTGTTCGGGGTGTTACCCACTCCTGACTTGATCTGGTCGGTCTTACCGTGGACCTGGCTTCTCGACTGGTTCAGTAATCTTGGAGATATTATCTCCAATTTTTCTGAGAACGCAGTCGGGAACCTCACCTGTGAGCGTAGCTTCATTATGAGGCATTACTCACAGAAGACCGTTTATACCTGTTCTACGTGGCACACCGGTGTAGATTTATTCTACATCGGTGGGCAACCATGGACAGGTTGGCCGGCCTTGAACAAGACATTCATCTCCATTGATAAAGTGGAGACTAAGTGTCGCGTTCGTGGAGGTAACCCTTACGGCTTGGACGTCAAGTGGCCGGATTTAACAATGCGGCAACTCGGCGTTCTCGCTGCTCTTGGATATACCAGGAGCTGAGTCTGGTTTGTGCCAGACTCATGGAGATTGACCTTCCATGTGGAGTCCATGAAGTGTTTACCGATCCCCAGAACGTTACCTATGCTTCGACCGGGGTTACGCTCCCTGCCACTGGCAGGAGCGACACCCGCTCCGAGTATAAAACCCGTGGTTCAGATGGGGCTGTTTACAGCCTCACGCTGACCCACGAGTTCAAAGCTCGGAACCGTGTCGTTGCGTCACTCCGGCGGGATAGCTACATGGCTGACCCGCTTCGGCCGACCCAGAATGTTCTGGTGTCTGCTTCGGCGACGTTTACCATGAACTTCCCGAATGTGGTCGTTCTGGCCGACGTGCAAGCGCTTGGTAAGGCGCTGCACGACTGGCTTTCGGACGCCACGATCTTGAAGATGCTGAACGGGGAAACCTGATCAGCATGTAACGTCAGGGGTTAACCGCAAGGCGGTAGACACCCTGGATGCGCTACCCGAAAGGGGACGCATGAAAAGCCTTGTTGAGCTCCACGTGGCCCTTCTTCTAGACGGAGGAGGGAAGTGTGGTGCCGCCACCTCCCGTGACGTTAAAACGTTACGGGGGCGTGTCGAACGCGAGGGTGACAGTTTTCTTACTATCACCCTACCTGCCTTCTGCAAAGACTTCGAAAGAAGCCTCGACCAGAAGAAGGTGGCTCCTGGGAGCTTTCTCTCTTTTAAGAAAGAAGCTTCCGGAATTCCCTCATTTCTGAAGGGATTCCTGCGCCTAGTGTTCGACAGTCAAGGACTGCTTCTGGACAAACCTAACGTTGACTGCATTCGAGCTGTGAGGCAGATATGCCTTTTCAGCAAGAAAGTGCTTCGACCCTGTTCACCAGAACGGATGGAAGCCGCAACGGAAAGGTTCGCCCAGTGCGACAACGAGATCATTGACCCGGTAGGCCAAGTGCGCAGGTATTTCAAGCGTGTGTCCACAATTTTGTGGAGTACACTGCTTGAGGGTGAGGACTTTAGGTCCCACCTTACCCCACGGCACGGCCCCGGGGCGACGCAAGAGCGAATTTCTGGTAATCAGAAATGGGTCTTCCGTCGTTGGCACAGACGACTGACGGGAGTGGGTTTCACCTACTCCAAGTTTGGGCGTGGTTCCTTCACTGGAGTTCTCCAGTGTAAGCACCATGTCCCCGACACGTCGGAAGTCTGGCCAGATCTCGTCGAGCCTGAGAACGAAGAACCCGTAAGGGTCGTATTCGTTCCTAAGACGTTGAAGACTCCGCGCGTAATCGCGGTTGAGCCTGTTGTTATGCAGTTTGCACAACAGGCACTCTCGCGTTGGCTGATTGGGCGGCTTGAGAGCTGCCCGCTCACGGCTGGTCACGTAAACTTTCGTGATCAAACCGTGAATCAGCATTTGGCTCTTGACAGTTCTTCGACTGGCCATTTGGCCACCGTTGATCTATCGGAAGCCAGCGACAGAGTCTCTTTAGCTCTCGTTAGCGACATGCTGGACTCCGTGCCGGTTTTCCGGGATTGGGTTCTAGCATGCCGCTCGCTTAGAGCTCAAACTCCAACAGGCGAAGTAATTCGTCTGAAGAAGTTTGCGTCGATGGGCTCAGCACTCTGCTTTCCCGTTGAGTCGATGGTGTTCTTTACGATCATCATCGCCTCTCGGATTTTGCGGAGTGGCAGGTTCCCAACCAGGCGTCTCGTGCAGTCAATGGCACGCGATGTCTACGTCTTTGGGGATGATTTACTCTTCCCCTCTGACGAGGCACCTGCGATCTGTGATGACCTCGAGGCCTTGGGCCTTAAGGTCAACCGACACAAGTCTTTCTGGACTGGTCAGTTCAGAGAGTCCTGTGGAGCGGATGCTTTTGCGGGGGAGCTGGTTACACCAGTGTACCTGCGGCAAGATCTTCCGGCAGACCGGACGGACGCTTCGCAGATACTTTCGTGTACCGCTACTGCTAACCAGCTTTCTCAAGCCGGTTATGCTAGTGCGTCTGCGCTCATAAGGAAGAGCGTAGAACGGAGACTTGGGCCCTTGCCCCAGGTCCCCTCGATCTCTGTGAAGGGATCGAGAGTACTCGAGTCTGCTGCTATCGGATGGACGAACGACAGCATCGTCGTCCCCCGACGCAGGTGGAACAAGGCCCTTCAGAGGTCAATACCTCTGTTGGGTTCCCACGTCACCGAGGTACGAGGACCCCTTAGATGGGGTCCCGGCACTAGCAAAGTGTTGGGGACTGATAGGGTCTAATGACCCTGTTAGTCCTGACCACTTGGAACGTTCCGTAAGGCCCTACGGCCTCACACTGAAACGTAG